ATGATGACATATGAATTATTAAATGAATTAAAACAATCGTTAAAAAAATAAAAAATGACAAATTATAGAATTTCAAAAATAAATTATTTCACATCATCATCAGTTTGGACAAAAGTAGGAAATCACGATTCAACAGGTACTTATAATAATGCTTGGGGGATTATGACTCACGTTGGTATGGTAACATCCGGAAGTGTAACGTTAGAAGGAGGTGGTGATTTACAATTACAACATCTAATAGCAGGACAGATTTATCCATGTTATCCAACCGCAATTAGAGTATCAGCTGGAACAGGTTCAATATTATCATAAATTTAAACGGAGAATAAAATGCCAGCAGTAAGTAAAGCACAACAAAAATTTATGGGAATGGTTCATGCCACTCAAAAAGGTGATATGGAATCTCCATCTCCTGAAGTTACAAAAGCAGCAGATTCAATGAGTGATAAAGATGCTAAAGATTTTGCATCAACTTCTCACGATGGTTTGCCTGATAAAAAAGAACAAATTATAAATGCACTTAAAGAAAGAATTCGTCAAATAGTTAGAGAAACTATGATTGATGAAATGAATACAACAGGTGGCGTTGAAGGTTATAATACTCCATTTGCATTTAGTGGTAAAGATAGTGAAAAGAAAAAAGGAAAAAAACAAGCAGATTTAACGGGATATACAGTCGTTAGTGAAAATAGATGGTTAGATTTAAAAAATGAAGAAGCAACTGCACAATCTAAAATTGGTAGAGGTATATCTAACATCAATAAACAATTAAGAGAAATGGAAAGATTTCTTAATTGGTACGGAAAAATTAAGAATGAAAGTGGTGTAGATAATAAAAGTTATTGGAAAAGAACAAATAGTCATATTTATACTATAAAAGAGAGATTAATTAAATTAGACCAAAAAATCAGACAAATTTCAGAATAATGAAAACATCAGAATTAAAAGAACTTATCCGTCAGGTAGTTAAAGAAGAAAGTGATTATCAACAATTATTCAAACATATGTTAGATAGGACAGGTAAATCTATTCCTGATATGTCAGATGATGAAAAAGCAAAATTCTTTCAAGCAGTAGATAAAGCTTCAAAAGCAAAATCAGAAGGTAGATTAACAGGATATAATGAAGCAGAATTATCGGCAGCACAAAAAAAGATTGATGTAGATAATGATGGCGAAATAGAAGGAAGTGATTTAGCAGCATTAAGAAAGAAAGACTAATATGAATAAAGGATTATTAATAGAAACTCATTTGTTTGAAGCAAAACTTCAACAAGAAGAAAACGGAACTTATTTAGTTAAGGGTATTCTTCAAAGAGCAGGAGCTGCAAATCAAAATGGCAGAAGATATCCAAAAGAAATATTAGAAAGAGAGTGTCAAAAATACGAACAACTCATTAAAGAACGCAGAGCCTTGGGTGAATTAGACCATCCGGATTCTCCAGTTATTAACTTAAAGAATGTATCACATAATATTAGAGAAATCTATTGGGAAGGTGACGATGTATGTGGAGTAGTAGAAATACTTTCAACACCATCTGGTAATATCTTAAAAGAATTATTAAAAAACAATATTCGTTTAGGAATTTCATCTAGAGGATTAGGTTCAGTAAAAGAATTGAGAGATGGGACAGTAATGGTTCAGGAAGACTTTGAATTAGTTGGATGGGACTTTGTATCAAACCCCTCAACACATGGTGCATTTATGGCTCCTATGAACGAATCAAAGCATTGGAAGCAAGTTGCAGATGAGTGTGGTAAATGGTGTAAAGCACAAGATTTAATGAGAGAAATTATAATTGAATTAAATTAATAAAATGAAATTAGTAAATTTAATACCTGGTAAAGAAATTACAAAAGAAGGTTTGGAAGATATGGATACCGCTTTACCTGCACAGATGCAAAGATTTTTAGATAGAACTATTAGTATTATTAAAAGTTATAATTTATCAAGAAAAAAAGAACAATTGGTAATAGCAAAAATAATTGACTCATTGGGAATGGATAAACAACAATTAATGCAGGCAATTGTAAAAATTAAGAAAAACGATATTTTAAAGAAATAGTATATGATAAAGTTAAGAGATATATTGAAAGAAACGGAAGAGTTTCAACAATTACCATCGGAATTAAAAAAGCATTTTTTGGAAATAATTTCAACTTACAATCAACATAGAGAAGGTATGAGTAGAAAATCCGATATTATGCAAATTGCAGAAACATTGGGTGGTATCGCAGATGCGGCACAAGAATATACTTTGAGAGAGGGTGGTGATTGGTTTGATAGAGTAACTATTAAAAGAAATATGAATGAACTTAAAAAGTTACAAACTTCATTTGAAAAAGAAGCAGTTGAAGCACAATCTCAACAACAAAGATTAGAAGCTCTATACGAAGATATGGGACATGTATTAGGAAGATATTTCGAAATAGCAGATTTATCGGAAGATGTTATGAAACAAAGATTAGGATTACAAGAATGTAAAACTTGCGAATAAATGGAACAATTAGCATCACTTTTATTACATAGTAGAACACAGGCACATTCATTCCATGTTGGAGTTAAAGGCGTTGGTGCATTATCTGCACATTTAGCATTAGGAAACTACTATGATACAATCGGTGGTTTAGTTGATGGGTTAGTTGAAGCGTATCAAGGACAATATGGTTTAATAAAATTACAAGCAGTAAGTGGTTTAGATACTAATAATGATATCAAAAACATAATTGCATATTTTGATAAATTATGTGTAGCAGTTGCAAAATTAAGAAAGGAAGAAAAATTACAAATGAGTTGGTTACAAAATGACATAGATAATATTGTAACTTTATTATACTCTACAAAATATAAATTGGTTAATTTACAATAAGGATGTTAATAGTTAGTGTTAAGGGTGGAAATATAGAGTGGGCATTGAAGGATTATAAAAAGAAAGTTCAGTCTACAAAACAAATAGAAGAATTAAGGGATAGGAAGAATTTTACAAAACCATCCAAAAGAAAAAGGTTACAAAAAGAAGAAACAATAAGAAAAAACAAACTATTTTAGTAATTTTCTTTAGTTTTCTAAAAATTTTATATATTTATTCTCAAATATCTTATTTTTTATTATAAGATTACAAGACATCGTTGATTAATGAATACCCTTCTCTATAAGGTGTGACCGAACAATCAACATAATTACATTGGAGTTCCCTACAAGAGCTGAAGATAAAGAAGCTGAAAAAGTAGACGAAGAATTATCATCTACTGGAATTGGTTCCAAAGTTGATGCAGGCTATGCAGAAACTTCAGGAGCTCAACCAACATTAGATGCTGACACAGACTTATCAGTAGGTGTTAAAAAAGACTCAGGTAAACCTGAACAAGCTGGTACTGACTATAAGAAAGTAGCAGATATTTCTGAAGAAGAAAATCCTTTCGCAACTGATGACCAAGAAAGTGACAAAGATGCAGAAATTGCAGAATTGAAAGCTAGATTGGCAGAATTAGAAGGCGAAGAAGGTTCTGATGAAGAAAATCCTTTTGCAGCAGCAGAAGGAGAAGATGGAATGGACTCTGAAGAAGACCCATTTGCACAAGGTGGTGATGACCAATTTGGCGGAGACGACGAATTTGGTGGTGACAACGAAGATGATATGGATTTAGAAGCTATCATCAGAGAATTAGAAGCACAATTAAATGGTGATGACCAAGAAGGTGCAGAAGATGACACATATGGTGAAGACCCAGCTATGGCTGAGAATTTAGCAGATGGTTCTGAAGCTGGTACTGATAAAGGTGAAGACCCAAAAGTTGTTGTAACTAACGAAGCTGAAGAAGATTCTAAAGAAGATGACAAAGACGTTGTTGATTTAGAAGAAATTTTAAGAGAAATGGAAGATGATTTAAAAGGTGATGCAGAAGATAAGAAAGCAGATGAAAAAGATGCTGAATTAAACGAAGCTTACAAAACAATCAAATTCTTACAAAAAACTATTAACGAAGTAAACTTATTAAACGCTAAGTTATTATTCGCTAATAAATTATTCAGAGCTCATAACATGACTAACGAACAGAAAGTTAAAGTTATCGAAACTTTGGATAGAACAAAATCAGTTAGAGAAGTTAAATTGGTATACTCTACATTAGCAGAGAGAAATTAGCAGGTATTATTAAATAATTAAACAAACAAATAAATTAATTAAAATGGACTTAAAAAAATTAATGAGTGGTGCTAACCCACAAAGCATTATGCTTGAGCAAACCAGAGGTTTGAAAGGCAAATGGGAAAAAACAGGATTACTTGAAGGAGTAGGTTCTGAAACACAAAAGCATGGTATGGCAGTAATGTTAGAAAACCAAGCTAAACAATTATTAGACGAGGCTACAAGAACAGGTACATCTTCTGGTTCAGAAGAGTGGGCTGGTGTGGCTTTACCATTAGTAAGAAGAATCTTCGGTTCAATTGCAGCGAAAGAATTCGTTTCAGTTCAACCAATGAACTTACCTTCTGGTCTTATTTTCTACATGGATTTCAAATATGGT